ACAAAAAAAGAAGACTGTTTACAACTCTCCTGTATGGAGCTTATCGGCGGCGAGATCATCCCCACAAGCGACAGACAATTCAATATTAAAGATGATTACGACCGTCGGGAATTTTTCCGCAGTCTTCCGAGCGTTACAAAAATGACTTTAAAATAATAAGGGGCTTAAGATTCCCGGCAAGTTTTTGTACTGTTTATTTTTGGCTTAGCGTATGATATAATAACATAAAATGGGGGTAATACATATGATAATGTTAAAAATGGAAAAATGGGAAAGCGTTGTAAATGAAACTATTAAGCATTTTTTTGATAATTATAAAGTATTTGATGATAATAACAAAGCTTTAGAAAACAAAAGCCTGTATCAATATATTAATAATATTTGTGAAGAAAGCCCGGAAATAGAAATTCTGCACTTTTTATTTACTGGTGAAAGTGAATATATCCAATTTACTGGAAAGTACAATATTTCTTTGTACGATGAATTTTCACAAGAACTTGAAAACAAATTGATTGATGAATTTTATTCCCTTAATCAAGGGCAATTCTGTGACGATCTCGAAAATTTTACAGATTATTTTTTGAGTGAACACACAATTTTATTGAAAACATATATTTATGATATTCTTGATGGTTTTACAGCTGAAAAGTTGAAAAGCCTTATTTTCAAATAGTTTTCACCGCTTCCCGGTATCCAGTCCGGCGGCACGTTCACGGCGTGCAAGCGGTTTTTTGGCATTCTGCCAGATGCACCTTGCAAAGTTAATATAATAAGTCAATCAATTAACGCGCTATTTTATCCGTAAATCGTTTTTTATGCTGTTAATGGTGATTTATGCCGCGTTTGCATTATAAGCCGTTTATGAGCCTTTAAAACGCTTTATAGTGTGTTGCATGGTTTATTGACTGTCTGCGTCTATGGGTGTATGATAGTTTTGTATAGCTGTATGCAGCTATGCTTTATTTGCGTACCTTGTCAATGGGCGCATTATATCGGCTCTGCGGTGATCTATCTTAGTTGTCCGGGCTATATAACAATTAGGACTATACAACTATATTTTGATATGCTTGTATAACGCTGTATTTGCCTTTTTAAGGCGTTTTATAATCGTAGTCAATAAAATATAGGATAAATACGTTAAAAGCCATTAAAGACGTATTTAGCAAGGCTATTATTTTATTATTCGGTATTCTTTGCTATGACCTACTGTCCGTGGTTGGTTGCTTATGATCTGCCAGGGATACGGCTGGTGATCGCCTTCATTGGTGTTCAATCGTTCCTGACGGTGCCCCGGCTTCATCAGTTCGGGGTGGTTGCTCCCTGGAGTGGTCCGTAGTAGCAAATCCACTATGGCAAGGGTTTAAATATTAGGGTCCTTTAAAAAAAACACTTTTTATTTAGTCGCTCGGGGTGGTTGCTGGTTTCCGGTGCTGTACTGATTTATTTATGACAGTATAAAACCGCAGCTGTTCACAGCTTCAATAGTTACAGCTAACTTATAAACGATTCCCAAATTTCAGCATCGTTTTGGAAACCAAAAATCACAGAAATCAAGAAAAAAGTGGCAACCAGAAAAATTCTCGCATTTTCTAATTACCACTTAATTTTTAATTTTGCACAAATATTTCTATAGCGTAAAATTCTGAATGATTCAAAATTCACAATTTATTTAATCCTTCTTTCTTCCGTGTTCCATATCTTCTGTGGGATGATTTCTCTAAACGTTCCGTCCTCTTCATTTGTGACTTAGAAAGTTTCTTCTTCCTCTGGTAATTATCAGTCGTTGTTCCCATTCACGCCCTCCTTGTTAATCTTCTGATTCCTGGTTTCAAAGTTTATAATTTCTGTGTCTGTTTCCAATTCTTCCGGGATTCTTCCAACAATGATAACTCGAAGTGGCTTCAATCTGCGTTCCATTTCCTTGAAACCAACGCAAAATTCCAACCGTGCCGCCTTGCTCTTTACTCTTCCATTGGTACAACAGGCAACTGTGCTTCTCTCTGGTAGCCCATCAAAGCACCAGTCCCAACAGTATTCTGGCAGTATGTTTACGTTCGGAATTACTGGAATATCGTTCAAGATCATGTAGTAAGCCAGTGCATGATTCCGGTATTTGTTCCACAAACACATAGCCAATGGCATTCCATTCTTGCCGACTGATATACTGAAATCTGGCATAATGACTGCATGAAAACATTTTAAATGCTCCATATACTTGTCTGGCTGATTCCATAATCTTTGAAACTGTACATCATTCACATAGAAATTTACATCAAGTTCCCGATGGTTCTTAATCTTTCGGCTGAAGCTCTCCGCAAAGTCTACAGTATCTTTCCCCGGATGAATAAAAGTCTTTGGAATTTTAGGGATTCCGTACTGTCCAACAAGCTCTGCATCCGTGATTAAAAACTCTTTCATTACGTCATAAGCTGTGTGTATCTGCATATTTCGCCCTCCATTTCCTTGAACATAACACAATTTCCGAAAAAAGGCAAAAAAAATAATCGCATCTCTGCGATTTTATTGTTTTGCACATGTACTTTTCCTTTCATATGTACTTTTGTAAAAGGTAATCAAAGGTAATCAGAACACTCGTTCATACCAAGTCCGCAAACCATTGATTTTGCTGCATTAATCGGGGCAACAGGATTTGAACCTGCGACCTCACGGCTCGCGTTTTAATCCGTAAGTCCTTGATTTTAAAGGCTTTCCAGACTTGAGGTAATCAAAGGTAACCAAAAAGGTAATCAGAACCTATGTTCTTATTCATCCAATCCTTTGCACTTTTGACACAATTTTATTTTTTTCTTCCAAAGAGCTAACATCAAATGTATAATATTTTTCATTAACTTCTTCGGTATGCCCGAGCAGCGATGCAGCAACAGTGGCAGATACTCCATTGCATCTTAGTTTAGAATTTATTGTTCTTCTAAATGCATGAATTCCTCTTTCTTCTATTCCTTCCTGCCTGCATTTGTTTTTTAAGCATGACGATATTACAGGAGCATGAACCCTTCCATTTTCGTTTGAAAACAACCATTCACTAATATACCCATTGCTGATTTCTGCTGATTTTAATTTCATTAAAAGTTTTCGAATTTCGCCAGTCATAGGAAACCATCTGTTCATTTGATTTTTTGTTTTTCCTATATAGTATTCTTTTGTATTTCTATTGTATTTTTCTGATTTATTAATAGATATATAATTTTCATTTATATCTTCCCATTTTAAAGCCGAAATTTCTCCAACTCTCATCCCTGTGAGACTTGCAAAATATACTGCGTATGAGGGAATGTATTCTGGCTGTTCATCAAAATCCTTTTTGCAGCGATTAATAATTAGTTTAAGTTCATGGTCTGATATTGTATTATGACTTGAAGGCTTTTCTATCTCCGTGCAGTATTTATAAAATATTTTAGGTGAAAGAAATTCCATAGGATCATAATTCAATAAATGTTGTGACCTTGCACTATCTATTGTGTTTTTGATATATCCAAACAAAGTTTTACACGCTTTTTTGCAAAGTTTTTGATCTTTTACAGTTCTGACAATGAATACCTTTATGTCTTCTTCTGTCATTTTCTCAATTTCTTTTTCCGTAAATTCTTTTTTTTCAAAATAACGTGTTCTATCTGTAGAATACTTATACAAAGTGTTATCCGTCACAAATTCTTTTTGAATTTCTATCCAATGCTCGTAAACATCCATAAATGTTTTAGGTTTTTCTGTTTTTTCTTTCTCGAAAGCAATAATATAATCTTCAATTCCCTTTCGGCTACTTCTTTTCACTAGCTTTCTAGAATTTTTTTCTGTATAAATATAAGTATACCAATTATTGCCTTTCCCCTGCCATATTTTATATTTTTTTAATATTTCTTCATTTTTCTTCATTTGTATTTCTTCAAGTACATGTGCAAGATTTATAATACCATTCTCAATAGCATATTTCAATATTTCATCCATAAAATTTAGGAGGAACCGGGAATTCCTTTTGCCGGCCGGCGGTTCCTGTTCCTCCTTTCTATTGATAGCCTGTTTTTTTGATTTTAAGCGCTTATTTTGTTTTAACCATAACAATATTCACGAATATCATAAAAATTAATTTTAGCCATTTTATTTAAAACAATTATCACGTTTCACAACAAATCAAAGATATTTACTTGTCCATCAATCTGAGATTCTTCCAGGTTGTAAAATTTACAGGCTATATAATCTGGGTTCCAATCAATTTCCAGCTCATATTGCAAGCACTGCGGATGCTTACCACCACGGAAGAATCTGCATTCCGAACAGGTATGCTGATAAGCTGTACCGCCAGATCGCTTATACATTTCGCTTATCTTCCTCATAGAATCACTCGCTTTACTCTTGACTTTCCTCTCGCTTTCTTCTTGAAGATACCATTTTTAACACAATCCCTCGGATCACATCCTCTGCTATGTTCTTCAATTAAGATATAATCACAGGTTGCATTTGTACTCCATGCATTTTCGCTCTTGCTGTAATAGTCGCATTTTGAGCATTGTCTCCGCTTTAAGCCTATAATTTCAGTGCTTTTTAATTCTCTCCATGGTTTTCTATCTGGCAATTTTCCGCACCTCCCAATCTGGCAGTATCTATAATTTTTAAAAGGTCTGGACTTAGTTTTCTTCGTTCTTGTTCTCTTTGCACTTCTGCCCGGTAAGTCCTTTGAAAATTTGATTGAACTACACTCCACCATGTGCCATCCACATTTTCAGATACCGCCCATTCTCTAAGTTGTGCCGGGCTTGATACTGCTTTCTGAATGATTTTTGGAAGCTTATCAAACTCTGTTTCTGCATTATATGTAGAATTCTGAATGGCTCTGCATACCTTTTCCCATGCTTCTGTTTCATTCAGTTCTTCCTTCTGCGATGCAACGCTTTGTGCACATTGCCGTAGTGCTGCTATTGATGGCTCTTTCCATTCAGTCTGCATATATTTCTTTAATCCGAAACTTAAAAGCTTGTAATCTAAGTCTTTCAAAAGTCCATACCAAGTATCAAAAGCATATTGATCTGGCAGAAATGCTGGGGAAGTGTACACAGCTTTCATTGCTTTTACGAGTACCGCCCATTCTTCTCTTGTCATACCCAATTATCCACCTCGCTTACCCTGTTTTGGATTTTCTCCATGTAGCTTTGAGGCTTGTTACCGGATTTATCAAGATAGTTCCCTTCAAATACCTTTGCAAAGTTACCTGGCTTTAAGAACCAATCGAAAGTTATCATCCAACCTTCTTTGTTCTGTCCTTGTAAGAAACTGCTATGGCGAATGTTCTCAATGGCTTCTAAGATATCGTCCATATGGTTCTGACGGATTCTGGCTTTTACTGCTTGTTCTCGTTTTGATGTCATTCTTTTTACAGGATTAATACCAAATTCTTCCAGGCTGTTCCATTCGGTGATGATTCGTTGGACGTCAGTCTGACGAATAGTATCTTTAGATACTATTAAATCATTCTCTTCTTCTATTTCTTTTTCTTTATTATCTAATTCTTTATTATCTAGTTCTTTATTATATACTTCTGCCGAGCTAACGTTAGTTTTACTGTTAACTTTACCGTAAATTTTACTGTTAGTTTTACACTCTATTTTGTCTTTCTGCTTTTTCCGATACTCTTGCATATAATTTCGCATATATTGGCTTTTTTGCTCAATTTTATCGAGATTTTGATATTTTCCCCAGTTCGGAATTGTGTAAACGCCGGAAACAATTTCGATCATTCCGTAGTTCTCAAATGTTTTTAACGCTAATCGAACTGTGTTAATATCTCTCCTGAATACTGTCGCTAACATTTCATCAGTATATGCAATCTTATCGTTTAGGATAAAAACACCGCTGTTGTTATTTTTTCCGGCTAAGCACAACAATTTAAACCAGATTACGATAATGCTATCCGCACTTGGCAAATTTTCAATTAGCATTATTTTTTCATCATCAAAAATGTCTGAACATATTTTTATCCATTTTACATCGCTTGCCAATTTTGAAATTCCTTTCTCCAATTCCTGGCTTTTTCAAAAGTGTTTATCTTAATTCAACTTCAATTCCATTGATTTTCAGTTCTCCATTTACCGGAATTACAAGGGATGGAACACCATTTATTTCTTTCAGTTCAATCAGAGCAATTTTATCTGTCTGGATGCAGATTGTTGTATCTGGTGTTACAATTTTTGCGGTTTTTGAATTATGGATATTGTCAAGGGCAACAGGCTCATTGCTGAAATACATTTCCCAGTTTTCCTTGAAATCCGATAACTTCTCGTCTGGAACTCCGCAATATCCAAAAATCTGTTCCATTTCATCACATGATACAGTTATCATCTCCGGGCTGTCTTTCTTCTGTTCTCTTACTTCCTGTAATGATTCAACCAGACTTTCCGTGAAATTGAATGTTGTATTTCCTTCGAAATTGTCCATGATAAAATCTGAAAAGACATTGTTCTCATTACCGGGTATACGTGGAATTGGTGTGCCAAGAACGTTTTCGATGAAGTCTGGATGAATATTCTTTATGTTTTCATTGAAATACAAAGTTCCATGAATATCAGTGCTTCTGTCATTGAATACAGGGAATAAGAATCCTGTTTCTGGTCTTGAGACTACCCAATCACGAATACGATCTTTGATGTTATTTTCAGCTACATCATAGCTAAGCCCAGCCTTTGAAAGATTCACTGGGCAAATGCTGCACAGAATGTGTTCATAAATTTCTTCTGATGCATCGTGCATTTCGGTTCCATCAGAAGCTTTTCCGGGAATGTCATATACTGAATGAATGAGAACTATGTAGTAATTTTCGTTATAATCGTAATTTTCAATCACTTTGTCGTAGAACTCGTCCAAAAGCTCATCATCTTTAAGTTTACTTGCTCTGATCCGCATAAGAAATTCCTGTGTTCCACCCTCTTTTTCCTGTGCTAATGGAAAATCAAAGTTCATAAGGTTCTTTCCAAGTCTGCCAGACATGGTTTTCTTGAAAATGTCAAAATACTTAAACATTTCTTCCTCTGGAATGGAAAGGAAAGCTTCTTTAATTTTGGTTTTCTTGTTCTTTTCTGCGTCTACATAACAACCACAAATGCGTGTGATTGCACAATTGGCCGGTGTAAACTGCTTCTTAATCTCTGCGATTTCTTTCTTATTCATGATTAATCCTCCGCTCCAAATATTTTTCTTAAATTGTTCTGGTAATTCTTCACTGTTTGTTCGATAGTGTTATAAGTTGGTCTTAATCTGCATCTTTCTTTGTAACCATCGCATCTTGTTCCAAAAAGAATGGCATTTCGACATATTCCATCTTGACTAGCGCAACATTTATTCATTCTTTTCCATCCTTTCTACTTCTCTCGCCTGTTTCTTCTCAATCCAATTATTAATTTTCTCATCGGAAATCATGTACATTTGCTTTAGCATTTCGATACAGATCAGCACATCTGCAATTTCTTCTATCATGTTATCACGGTTGATTTTTCCACGTTTTGCCTTGCTAATTGCTTGGATAAGCTCGGCGCATTCTTCCATACAGACTGTGCTTTGATTATTTTTTCCATAGTGCTGAATGCTATCTGCGATAATGCCTTTATCAATCTTTATCCCTGTGATTAATCCGGCAAGAACCTTTGCACCGGAATCACACGCCCATGCTTCTTTTAGATATTTCTTCTGCCATTCATCTTTTATTTCTAAATTTCCCAAGAAACATAAATGCTGGTCTCTCATATCGGATAATATGTCTTTTGCTTCTTTAACGTCCATTTTTTTCACCTTTCATCCCCATAATTTTCCGCAAATAACACATTTGTATATATGCACTCTTCTGTGATGATGGTACTCAATCCATAAATGTCTATGCACTCTTTATCTCCTCCAATTCCACTTATACGATATTTTTCTCATCCAATGCTGCTTTTTCAACAGCTTTCAGATAATCAATTTGCCGCTGAATGTAAGGATCGGTTTCTTTCCCGCCGGATGCAAGCCAATCAGAGATTCTACTTTTTACATCCTGTAAAACCGATATAGGAATCAGTCTAGTATTAATGGTATTCAGTACTTTAATCATTAGCTTTCATCTCTTCCAACTTCTTCTCTGCTTCTTCACGGGTGAAAAATACTGTTTCACCTACTTCTCCTACGAATCTTACTATCTTAAACCCGTCTACGTATTTAAATTCAATATCAGTAATTTCAAAATCTTGTACTCCAAAAGAATGCACTTTTAATTTCTTTACTTCTCCATTAACAATGCAATATAAGTCATCTCCGACCTTACACGGCAATCTCACAATCAAGCCCTGGTCTTCTAAATCCTCGTAGTCGGCAAGTTTTTTGATTGCTTTAAAATTATCCTGATCCCAATAAGCAGGTATATACTCTCCATTATCCTGTTTTACCATTATGAGTTTATCGTTTTCTCTTTGCGTTAATCTCTCCATCTACTTCACCTCTTATATACAACCCACTTATCAGAACCTTTGAACTTTACCCTTATCTTTACCGGATACCCATCGCCAATCATCCCTTTGGGTTTATATTCACCAGCAAATATTGCTCCTTCTAATGTCTTGTGGCTTTTCTCACATGCAATAGCCTTTTCTTTATCCGCATAGTCAGTATTGCAGATTTGACATGTATATAATGTTTTCTTAATCATCTACTTCACCTCTTCCATCTGACTTTCTACAGTATCTGCAAGTAATAGCATTGATTCAATAACTTTATCTGTTAATGACATTCTATATTTATTGTCAGCAAAATACTTAACGTGAGCTATTGCTTCCTTAATCTTTTCTTCGCACGCAACAATTTCGGATGTTTCATACAAGGGCTTATCATCACTGTAATAAGTTACATTTTTGCCATTGTAAAATTTTAACATATTCGGAATCGGAATATTCAGTGCATTTAAATGATTTCCTCCTTCCCACTTAAATCCCTGTAATTTTGCTATTTTCAGAACTTTCAAATACTCTTCCCGCGTTCTTACAAATATGTTTTTTCCTGTTAAATCAATCATCAGAATTTCCTCCTGTAATCTCAGCCAAGCACTTATCATATCCATCTTTATATCCAAGGTCATAACCGCTTGTAATTTTTTGTGTTTTGATTTTGTCTGGTAACGGTCGCATTGGGCACCGCTCAGGTCTATCAGTTGAATTTTCAATTGTTTTACCAGTTATTAAACACTGAAATCTGTGATAGGTATAGCAAAACATACAGCAACCCTCACAAGATTTTGGCGTATCAATCACTAATACTGATTTACTCATCTGATTCCTCCTGTAATAATTCTTTATTGTCGAAAATGTTGCCAATTGGCATAGCGTATACCATGTCAATCCAATACCCTAAATCTTTTCTAAGACATTTGTCTCCCGTCCAATCTACATAGAATCCGAGATGTTCTGTTTTCTGAGAATCAAAACAATTTTGATAATATCCATATTTGATTGGAGCATAGATTTCTCCGAAATGATATTTGATAATATCATTCTCCCAAATTTTATTGCCGTATTTATCGTAAAGACCTGTGAACTGGCAGATGGTATCCGGAATAATTTCTATTGATCTCCAAATTGCATTCGTATTAGAAATACTTCTCAGTCTCTGCGAATCGGTTTTTTCGGAACTAATCCATGCTCTATTGATAGATGTTATTAAGCTTCCTTCAATCCATTCTCCGTTATCTTTTCTTTTTCCCTTCAAAAGAATTTCTCTCATTCAATCCCACCGCCTTTCACGATTTCTACCGCCCTGCTTAGTCCAGCATTGTATCCTTGATGTACATCAGATAAGATACATTCTGATTCAATGAATTTATCTTTTTTCAATTCGCTAATAACTTTGTCCGAGTCAAAAGCTGTCGGCTGTTCATTGACACAATCAATAAATTCTTTCTGGTCGGAACTAATACTTGTCCCAATCTCCCAAGTTTTAATGTATTTAATTAATTCGTCCGCATCTATTAAGCGCATTTCTATCAACCTTCCTCGTCAAAATCCAGATCACCCCTAATCACATCCGTGTTTACCGCAGATAGAGATTTTACCTTCAAATCATAAAATGGTTTCAACAGTTCCGAACCAGCGTTAAATTCATCGTAATCTTCCCAATTTCTTCCTGGATGACATATTTGAATTTTTTTACAGCTTTCGGCATCCATTCCGATTGCCACCGCTAAATCAATCAGTCTCATAATCCTCACACTCCTCCGCATATTCATAACTGTCCATATCATCACATTTGTACTGGCAGGAATCCTGCTTCTCACAGCAGATGCAGCACTTTGTTTCACCATCCGGGCAGTCTAATTTACATTTTCCCATTAATCCAGTCTCCTTCTTTTTCAAAATAAAATCTCACTGGTTCATCAGAATATTTCAATATTCCAAATCTAGCCCCGACTTGAAATGGGATGCTATCTCTCTTTAACCTTGCTGGAATCTGATGTACATATTCTCTGAACTGTTCTAAATCAAGAGCGGCTTTGTAATGATTGCAGCTTCTACATGCTGGAAGCATATTCGAAATGTCATCGTTCCCACCTACTCTTAGTGGAATTACATGGTCTACTTGCATATCTTTATAGTCAAGCAAGCATCCACAATATGCACAATGTCCATGACATTTCTTGTACACTTGTTCTCTCACAGATTTGGAAATTCTTTTCCTTTTCGTCTCATTTGTCATTGTCAATCCTCCTTATATGGTTTTGGTAGTGGTCGCCATGCCATAATATCAATCCAATCATAACCGCCGTCGAGATAATATCCGTCACAATCAATAAAGCTTGTATCCTGCCATGTTGTTTCTCCGTTAGTAACCAATATTTCTTGTCCGTCATCTGGCATTTTGCAGTCAAGCATATACTGTATATCAGTTGATATGGATTCTTCCGCACGTTCTTTTTCTGATATCTGATGATATTTTACCGGAATCCAACCATTTTCTTTCTCGTCCTGTTCAAAATCATTCAGAAGAGTATTCACAATATCCAGCGCACTCCCTGGAAGCCCATGCTTATACTGTGATTTCTTTTCTATCTCAGCTTTGTATTGTTCTAATCTGGTTCGTACTCTGCTCATACAACCACCTCTTCAAAATGCTCATTTAGTATTTCTTGTGATATCTCAATCCATCTGTTAACATTTACTCCGTCAAGATGGATTTCTCCATCAATAATTTTTTCATTTCCTACTTCGTAAACTTCGCCAACCTCAATTTCCATGTATCCGTCAACGTAAAATCCATCACCATCGTATGTATCTAACGTGAACGCTTTCACGCATTTATACTTCATGCTTCCACCTCGCTATCCTCTGGCATCTGGAACGTCATTCCTTTTTTGAGCATTTCTCCAAGTTCTCCCGCATGTGCTTTGTTTTCTTCCGTTTTTGGCTTCATACTTAATATCCTACATACTTCTGGAATTACATATTTTGTGTATTCCGAATCTCCATAGGCTTCCTGGATCATATCCAGTACTTTCATGGCTTTTTCTTTGGTGGAATATTTTCCTAAAATAAAATATCCTCCACTTCTCTGTGCATCCTGCAAACTCCAACATATAATATTCAATGAATCTGGGAGTTTCAGATTGATTACAATGTTTTCAAACTTTACCAGTGCTGTTTTATCCTGACTTCTGATTAACATTTTTCTTCCTCCTTGTAATTCTCAATTGCAGCTATCCTATCTTCGTACACGGCAATTTCTTTTTTTAATCTACTTATCTCGGCATTGTATTTTTTTAAGAATTTATCTTTCGCAAATTGATAGTTTGGTTCTTCTAGCACAATGTACGGCGACGAAGAATCCGAAATTTTTCCAACATCATCCTTCTTTACGCGTCCAATATAAAGCCCTTCTGGAAACTTGGTTAATGCTATATAAGTTTTTGGTTTCTCGATTACCTCGCATTCTTCAACTCTGATTTTGAAAACGGGTTTCTCAAATGTTCTGGTTTCTAAATTAATTTTTCTGTAGCAATCTAAAATGTAGAAATACAATCTCATTTTATGTCCTCCTGTTTCTTAAAATCCATCTTCAAGTCATAAACAAACTGGCAAAGTTTCTCTGCGATTTCATCTGCATTTTCTACATTCGCAAGCTGTCTGACATACTGCTTACCACATATAACGCAAGTTAATTTTCTGATTGTTTCCCAACCCTGCCATGAAATAATGGTGGAACCAAAAGCATCCGTCATTAGAGAATCTCTTCCGTTTCCGTTGTCGTCTCTGAACCACTTTTCTCTCGGCGCTTTTAATGTGGTTGCAACATCTTCTCTGGTAAGGCAACCTTTGTATTTTTCGTCAATGCGCTTTTCCAGCTCGTCCAGAAGTTCCTTCTTTTCCTGCTCTGTCATTGTGTCCTCACTTTCCATATCTTCTCAAAATTTCTGCAACTGCATTAATATGCTCTGACAGTGTATCTAAATCTTCATCTTTAATTGCTCTCAGCCCACGTCTCGACTTAAAATCTTCGATAGCATATACGCCAGCTTTGATTGCTTTAAACTGCTTCGCCATTTCACTTTCTTTTATGGCATCAGAATCGTATTTATAAAACACTTCATATTTACCGTGCTCTCCAAAGTTGTCAGTTTCAATTTTAGTTCGCTTAGGAGTTATACGAATGATCTTCGTAGGATACACCATGACGTGTCTAAACCCTGATCCAAATCCACTCCACACTTCTCTTGCAATTCCAACCACGTCTCCGACTTTTAAATCATCTTTACTTATCGGATTTAATTTTCCCATTTCCATCCTCACTTTACCCATGTAAGCAACTGACACGCTATTGTGCAGTCCTCCATGATTTCTCAATATTCAATAAAATCAGACAATTCCATCTGGCCAACTACATTATTGTCTTGCATCCACCATAGATAAACTTCTTCGCCACAACTCCACTTCGCATCTTTTCCGCGCCGCTTGCGTTCCTCAATCATTCTGTCAAAAGCACGTATATAGGCTTGCTTGTCCTTTGGAAAATCATACATTTCTTTTTCCCTCCGTTTCTTTGACGCAAGCGGACAACCGATACAACCAACCCGATTATATCCACATTTGTACAAATCACAGGTTTCTATATGCTCTGAATTAATAAAATCCCATATATCTGATTTTTCCCAGTCAATGATTGAATTGACAATCATTTCGTTTTTCTGCATGCAAAGTTCAATCATTCTGCGATTGGCGGCATTGTCATTCATTAGCATAATTGATGTGAATTTTTCTCTAGTTTCCTTTGATCCACCAATTTTTTCAAATTCTTCTCTTTCTTTTCTCTGCCTGCTTTCATCCCATCTCACACCAGTAGCAATATATCTATTTGTGCACCACGCTTCTTTAAGGACTTGACAGCAGTAGCGAGCTTGTCTTGTTGGCGGCGTCAGTTTTAATGGAATTAATTTCCACATCGTGATATGTTCGCCTTTATATTTCGGCATTTCTATTTCACATTTAATCCCTTTTTCTTCCAGACTTTTAAATACCTTTCGTATGTGCCGTACAGTTTGCGGTGCATCTGCCGTGGTGTGACTATTGTGTACTTCAAATGGTATGCCGCTCCTGCGAAAGAGTTCTAGCATCACATCGGAGTCTTTTCCTCCAGAATATGTGCACACAAGTGGCTTTTCATAATGTTTCAGCGAGAGATCAGACGCAAGCCGAATTCTCTCAATTGCTTTTTGTTCTAAATCCATAATATTTACGCTCCAAATCTTCTGACCAATTCTTTAGTTTCTTCTGGAAATCTAATTTTCGTCTTCTCTTCGATTTCCTCCATCATACTCATAAAGCTTCTCTCTCCGTTATTTGCCATCCTCACATACTCGTTAGCAAGATGAACTACATCCAGAAGCCTGTCTGTTGAAAACTTATGTTTCTTGTTCAAAGCCATCATAATTGTTACAGTATTGACTACGGTCGCCCAATTATCGCCAGTATCAAAGCCGTCGTTGTAGGCTTGATCCCGCATTTCCTGTAGTTCCTTGTACGATTGCTTCATTGCTCTTCCGAATGCCTGTGACATTTGGTTATCGCATTCCAACACCCTATTTTTCTTTGGTGCTTTCATCTTTAATTTGCTTCCCATATTTTTTCCTTTCGTATCTGTATTCCGTCAAACGGTATGCTCTTGATACTCCCGGATGTTCTGTGGCAATCAGAGAATCCATCTCCAATTGCCGCATATGTCTCTGGACGGTACACTTTGTGAGGTCTGTTCCATCCATGATTTCTTCGTAAGAAGGCATATATCCGTGTTTCTCAAAATACTTCACCAAAAATCCGTAAATATCATTTCTAGCAGATTGCCCCTCATTATATTTTCTCTGACGGTAATTCATAGGCAAAACGGATTTTCTTCCGCAGTATTGCTTTTTTCTGCACGCATTTTATTTAATCTTTCCGCAGCTTTCTTTTTCGCTTAATCGGAATATTTCCTTGGTGGATTGATTTTAATGTAGGAATACGGCAAGTGAGCGAAAATAGATCCATCATTATTTCTGGCAAGAATTTTCACATCGTCTGGAAATTCCTTTTCTAATTCCTCACATCTGTTCTTCCAGGAACTTCCGTTCTTAGCAGTAACCCCTACATAATCTCTTCCGGGAATCCACTCAATTACACATTCGTTTGTGTTTTCTGACATTCAATCACGCTCCTTATATAAAATCTCCTATGCTCATTTGACTATCTTTTTCAAAAACAAGCATTTCGCTTTTTGCTCTGTTATAAAAATTTCTGTCAATTTCAAATCCGTATGCACTTCTGTCAAGTTCCATAGCGGCTCTCAATGTGCTGCCACTTCCACAGCAAGGGTCAATCACTACATCCCCAGGATCAGTAAATATTTCAATTAATCTTTTCAGAACTGCTACTGGTTTCTGCGCAGGATGAATTTTCGGAATATCTTTTCCGTCCTTCTCCCATTGGAACCAATTAAATACCATTTTCCCAGTTCCGCGAATGGTCTTTCCGTTTTCGTCCGTTTGCGCTCCATTTCTGAATTTTGGAAGTTTATCTCTGTAGAATACAAGTGCATATTCTGTAGCACCTACCACACGCATATTTGCTTTAAGAACCTGTGGACTGTATTTTTTTATAAATACAAGCGGTATATAGTGAACAAAGCCATGTTTCGCAGCTGCATTGATCAGAGTTTGAATTTGTTCAAATGAACAAAACACTATCATACATGGTGCGTCTGAACTTCTTCCTCTTACCCCTGCCTTTTTAGGCTCCTTCTTCAACATCTTTGAACAGAAATGGAAGTATTCAAACAGGTTGAAATTGAAGTCAGAGTTAAAGGCTGCTTTCCCGGCTAATTTGCTTTCACCGTTTTTATTATCTCCCTTCGTATACCACATAGGGCTACTTCCATAAAAATTATTACCTACATTGTAAGGAACATCTGCAATTACAAGCTGTGCTCTTGGGATTGCATATTTCTTAAAATTCTGCATAGAATCACGATATATTTCACATTTTAATTTCATTCATTCCACCTCTTTTAACCGTTCGCTCCCAATATGAAAATATTTTTCTTCTTTCTCAAAACCTAAGAATCTTCTACCTGTAGTTCTGCAGGCAACTCCTGTGCTACAGGAACCGGCGCAATTATCCAAGACTAAATCACCTGGATTTGTGTATGTTTTGATTAACAATTCCATAAGTGATAACGGTTTTTGTGTTGGATGTAGCGCGCATTTTTGACTGTCTTTTGCAAAAGTCCACACAGATGTTGGGAAACGCTCTGTACTGTCATAAGAAGTTAATCTGTATTTCCCATAGTTTGTTGTTTCTTTGCATTTAACCTTATGTTCCACTTTACTTATTTTTCTTTTGTTTCCAGTTGTTTTCTGTGGATTATAAGTAGGAAGTTTTTTATAAAAAACACAAATATCTTCATGTGACCGAAGAGGCATTTTGTTAGCATTCAAAAATCCTGTAGGTTGTGTTTTCTGCCATATCAAGTTATATCGCCACATATCACGATTACTTTGCATTAAATCTGCAGTAAACATTCCGTTTGCAAATAATATAATGGCACCATGCTCTTTAATAATTCTTTTATACTGTTTCCATAATGGCTCAAACGGAATAACCGAATCCCATTTATTTCTTGCTGTTTGTCCATATGGAAGGTCGGTTAAAATCATGTCTATTGATTCGTCATCAATCAATTTAAAGCCATCGAAACAATCCATACAGTAAAAACCGTCATTTATCATCCTCAAAAGAAGCCCGGTGCACCCTTACGTCAGCTGAAGGCAAGCTCCTTTCATTTTTATTTTTTATCTTTTGAATTTAGCCAGTAGAACTACTGGTGTGTTAGAATCAGTGATAGTTTTCTTCATTGAGTAAGTCGTTGAATTTTTCCAACGCCTTAATAGATACTTTGTTATTTGTTTTTTCTGGTCTGATTGATACTTTTAAGTGAGTATCAATGATGTGTTTTAGCTCTCTTGCAAGTGTTTTCTTGCCTTGCTGAAGTCCCTGTCTGTATGTCTTGGGCTGTTTATATTGCCCTGTTACTTGCTTTCCAGCTAACTGGCCACCAGCTGTAATGTTGTACATCTGGAAGCCTTTATCTGCAAAAGCCTTGATTGTTTCAATTTCTTTCTGGTCAAGTTCATCCTTTTTACATGTTCTATATGAAAGTTTCCATCCAGTAGGATTACTTTCACTGTAAAACTTATGCTTTTTAAGGCTTAATGCTATATGGTCATATTCTGCTAAATGGCTCGCACATCTCTCACGAAGTCTAAGCGCTTGTCCCACGTAGCTGCGTCGAATCCCTGCTTCGTCTATCCTATAAAAAGCATATATGCCACTTGTATTTGGTATCGAAGGGCATATTGATTCAATCATTTTTTCTCTCGCATTTTTCATTGCATATATTTTTTTATAATTTACTTTTTGCATTTCTCCTGCCCCTTAACGGTGTGGTTAGTATTTCTTCGATAGACCATCCTAATTCTTTTCTATGATATAAACAGTGTGCGTTTATGCCTATAATTTCAGCCCATTCAAGAACTCTATGCTTTTCTCCATTGTATTCCCATATTGCAGATTCAGATAAATTCTTACATCTCTTGCTACAATAAACAGCGTCATTGAAATGTCCACCTCTCTTGGCATTAAAAGGTTTGTTACAAATTGGGCATATTTTTGTATAATCTTTAATAGTTGGGTGATCTTTGTAATAAAGAATTTTACCGCATCTTGGACTGCACGTCTTTTGCCCTTTTCTTTGCTTTAGTTCAAATTGTTTTCCACAAACAGGACATATTAAATACTTGTTTTCTTTTGGTATAGAGTTTCTTTTATTTTGTGCCTGCTCAGCATTTGTAATAAAACGGCAGTTATCTGGTTCATAATTTCCGTTTACGTCTATTCGGTCAATGGTTAAGATATTTATTCCATTACTTGTTTTTTCTTCCTTATATCCATTCTCAATTGCCCATTTGTAAAATAATGTGAAATTATTTTTCCATTCATCACACATTACTATTCCACGCCCGCCGTAATTTTTGTACGATTTACATGTTTTACAATAGCAACGATATTTAATACTCTTCCAAAGTGGGTACAGCCTTCCACAGTTATTAGATAGCCCATGTTTTCTGCTCATATTGCCAATAATTTCTCTATGCAGACATCCACATGACTTCGTTGTTCCTCTTTGTAACCCTGCTTGTCTTACAATAGTTTTATTTCCACAATCACAAATGCATTCCCAGCGCTTTGTTCTAACCCCTTTGTCTGAAATAGTATCTTCTGCTCTTTTTATGACGGTGAGTCTCCCGAATTTCTTGCCTGTCAAATCAATAGTTTTACGCATTAAAAACTCCTTTTTCTGCACACTTCCTCATCACGAAAACTTTTCTATAATTCCTCTAACATCCCCCCTTTTTCAATCTGGTCAATTAGTTTCTTGCATTCATCTTTAACATAGGCAAGTGAACGAATTTTGCAATCTGGATCTTTATTTAATTCTCGCCAGCAATCTCCCATTATTTTAAGCATTTTTTGAAGCCTGGTTCTTCCCCGAAATACTGTTCTGCTGTCTCAATATCATAACCATCGAAACAATGAGCGCAGTCAAATCCAATCCACCATATATCATCATCGTCACAATCGTGTAAAAATGGTTCTGAATAAGTAACTCCACCATGGCAGTCAAGATAACCTAAATCATCAACACTTTTCTTTGCCAGCTTATGGCTGTTAGGTATTCCAACGTATCCGCATCTGTATGCTCTAGGCATGAACAGGACTACACATTGGTAACCTTTATACTCGAATTTAGTTTCTAAAACTGGTTCCATTTATTTGTCACTCCTCCTTAACTAAACGGAAATTCATCTTCCATACCGCCTAAATCTGGCACATCCATGAAACTAGGTTCTGGCGGTGGTACTGGTCGTGTATCTGCTTCCTGTGTCTGTGGTGACTGGCTCTTTCTTTCTGCAAATTCATGTTCTGCAACAAGACAATCATTTGAGTAAACTTTTTCACCATTTTTATTCGTATAGTTTCCAGTCTGCCATTCTCCACGCACATTTACTTTTGTGCCTTTTTTAAGATATTTCTCTGCGAATTCTGCATTTTTTCCAAGGCATACGCAAGTAATAAAGTCAGATTTTCTTTCCGTGTTCTTTTTTACTCTTCTTTCAACAGCTAAAATGTATCTTGCAATTTTGGTGTCATTCGTTCCCATTCTGATATCTGGGTCAGCAGTTAATCTCCCAGAAATAATAACAATATTCACAATTTATCACCTCTCAATCTGAATGTCGCACCTGATAAGTGCGTGTTTGATTTTCTTTGTATTCCCTGTTACGATTTCTTCTTTCCCAATAACAAAGGAAATATCATCTTCTGTTTTGTCAAATCCTTTTGTCTTGATGTGCTCAACAAGGATTTCTTTGATTTCTTCTGCGCAAATTCCGATTGTAATTTCCAATGGTGTTACCTCCCTGGTTTGTAGGCTGGTGGCATTGGTTGCCATGCAATGACTGGATAATATGCAATTCCGTGTTTTTCTACCATGCCCCATCTTCCACCGCCTAAATATGTAAGGTTTGTTGGTAACTCAGCGTCTTTTATAGTAACGTTGTATTTTATCCTATCTTCTGGACTTTCTCTCACATCTGGCTCTGGTGGCAACTTCACATCTGTTGGAATCCACATATCCGCAGGACTGTAGGAACAGATCAGTTCTTCAACTTTTTTGATTGCATCATTCCATCCTTTATCGTACTTACATTCCTGTTCGGAAAGTTCTGACTTTTTCAGTTTGTCAAGTGTTTTTAAGAATATTTTCATGTGTTATTTTTCCTCCATAGCTATCACATCACATCCAATAAATACCAATTCCTCATGTTCACTCATTCCATAGCCGACAGATTTTCTTCCTACTTTAAAAAATACATTATTTGTATTAACCGTAACTCCTTCAGCTTTTTCCATATAATCAGAAACAATAGCTTTCAAAATATCTTCATTTAAGAAAGCTTTTCTTTCGACTATCGGATGTTCTTTTGGCATATATTCAAGCCATGTCTCTATACCTTTGTATTCTTTTCCTTCTGTGTCAGTCCATTCGCCATTTCCAGTATATGCAAGCATGATGATTCTTTCAGAGTTTTTCAGCTTTACATAATACAAACATGCGGCATCATCAGTTGGAGCTTCTGGAAGCATATCTCTTACTGAGCGCCATGCACTAGGTGAAGGAATTGTTTTTCCTGCTTTACGGTCTACATGCTCCTGTCCTTTAATTACATAGTTTCTAAATTTTTTTGGCATTAATTTTCTCCTTTCAATTATTCAGTCGAATTGTTTTCCTTATCATCTTCAACTGCTTTCCAAATACAATCCATAACAGATGCATAATCAAGAAGTATTTCTCTTTCTCTGATGTTTCTTCCGTCTTTTTCATGCCAATCTCTCACTATATAAAGTTCGGCATTTGCAGAAAGAATATCTGTTTTCATGTCCCAGTATTTAATATGAATTTCATAAGCTGCATTTTCAGAAATTGGATTTACATAAATTCCTTTTGTTACTTCTTTCCAATCTTTCAAACCAATTGTTGCCATCTATTTCTCCTTTCAAAACGGACATAAGTCCAAGTTAATTTCCAGTCCAGGTGCTGCAATCTGGACGATTGTATCAGCACCAGACGTTTCTTGTATCTCACTCAAAATCTGTTCCGGGTCAGCTGCTTCATTACTCAAATGCACCAATGTTACCGTCCGTAATGCTGCCGTATGATTCGTATTTACTAAGCCTTTGCAAGTATCTAAGGAACAATGCCCTTTAAGCCTGTGCGTGTAATTTTCAGCTGTTTTATCAACCAATTCACCACAATAGTTGCACTCAATAACTAAATGGTTCAGTCGCATTGCTTTGAAGTTGTACTTGCAATATTCAAAGTCTGTCATATACAACAGCTTTCCAATTTCTTCATGTTCCACAATATACCCATAATTGAAACAAGGAATAAGTTGCCCTGTGTCCTTATCTCTTGTGGTATGCGGCAAATAAAATGGTATTACCGTAAATGAACCAACCCGAAACGGTCTTTTTTCTGGAACGCCTTTCATTAGCTCACCAGTGATGATTTGCAGATGCTCCACTGTTTCATCATTGGTGTAAATCTGAATGCCTAAATTCATCAGATTTTTAAATGATTCACGGTGATCACCGTGTTCATGCGTCAGAAGCACACCAGAAACATCACTTGTCATGTAGTCAATAGCTTTCAAAATGTCTTTGTATTTACATCCGCAGTCCAGAAGAAGCATTTCTCCACTGTTCGATTTCAAAACATAGCAGTTTCCGGGTTGGCTCCCTGTGTTTACTACTCGCATAAGCATTTTCATCACCTCGCTTTCCGAATATTCCTTTAAATCAGTTTTCCTCATTCACAACAATACCGCCATGGATAATAACTCTCTTTCCGTCCGAATCGTCAAAGTAAACTTCATTCGCGGATTCAGAAACATCAAACTTTCCAGACCAGGACTTTATTTTACCGCCATTGTAATCGTAAACAGTTACGGTACGGTTCAGACCACCGTCAATATCACTGGATAGCGATTTTAATAATCTACTACAGCAAAAACAAGCATTAAACATTATGATTGCTATAGCCACTGTGACTAATACTGCTGTCTTAATACATTTATGCTTCATTTTGACTCTCCTTTTACATTGTAAGTCGGATTATAATGAGTACCACAAATATAATAACATTTAAAAGAATATTTAAATTGGTTAGATTGTATCCATTTTCTCGAATAAAAGATACTATCCATACCAAAAGTGATATTAAAAACAAAATAATAAGCACAATTGTGGAAGTTTCCATCTTACATTTCCTCCTGGCTCATAAATGACGGAATTTCTGTTTCCACTGGCTCTGCTGCCGGGACTGGTTCTTTTTCTGCTGTTTTTACGGTTTCGGCTATGGTTGGCTGCTTTGGCTTTTCTTCGATTGCTTCTGGCTGTGGAATGAATTCTTCTGTGTTTGCGTTCTCACTAATTTCATAAGCAACGTCTTGTTCAATAATATCCTGTTTTGGAATATCCTCTGTATTCTCGTCAGCTTCCTGTACAAAAACATCACCGTGGCTGTTGATGATCTGCTTTAATGCACGATTGATAACTGTTTTCTTTGCCATTTGGTCAGTGAATTTCTGATGCGTTCCATTGCCGTTTTCTTTGTACCCATAGCCCTGTAACCAAGATTGTTTGATCTGCTTCATATTCATAACTTCCAGGTGTTTTGAACCATCTTCCATCAGCACTACTGCATATGCCCCAAGAATATTATCATTATCAATATTCATAAAATCCTGTTCGTGGGAATCAAGCACCTTGTTTCCATCTTCAATATGGTATTTGAATTCATCACCATCATAAATGACTTCCGCATGAATATCTTTCATACCGTATCTTCTGGCTATTGTAATGTTTCCGAAGTAAGACCTCTGGAACTGACACTGATTTCCGTAAGAAATAAAATATCCTTGCTTTTTCTGCACCGAAAGACCAAGTGTTGCCATGTTCATAAGGCTGTTTGCAATGCTGATCTGGCTACAAGCTTCCAGAATTGGCTTATTATTTTTGTCTTTTGTCTCTTTCAGAGTTAAATACGCTCCCATCAGTGCATTGCTGAGATTGTAGTCTTTCGGAAAAGAAAGTCCATATTTAGTTTTTTCCTCTAACTGTTTTGTCAATCCATCAATGAATGAGTTGTTGATTACGATTGCTGCCTGTTGTTCTCCTGCTGTTGCTAACTGTGCTTTGTTCGCCATAACAATTCTCCTTTTCTATTAATCACAATAAGTTCTATTACAAAACGGACATCCTGTAATTAATTCCTTTGATGCTCTCTCAACAGAAATTCCATTCCGCTCTTTTCCGCTTCTTGTTCGTCCTTTTTCAGAATAGATATTCTGTCCGCAACTGAAACATTTTCCACTATGCGGTGCAAAATGCGGATAACCTTTTTCGGCACAATATTTTTCTTGTGCTTTTGTTGCTTTTGAAATGTCGTAAGTTTCTGCCATTTTAATTCTCCTTTTCTTTTTTTATATTTGCTAACACGCTGTTGCGTGATTGTATGTTTTGTACCTATGTAGATTTGCAGATATCTCAAACCTCAATTTCCAATATTCGGTTTTACATAGGTTCTTGTGAGTGAAATATCCTCCTCACATTCCAGGTGCAAAATCACCTGTGACTTGATTAAGCCAATTATTTCTGTTATTCTAATAATAAATATAGTTTGTTCTATATTTCATATGGAGCAGCCAGTTTGTTGCCAAACAAGTTACTGGCTGTTCCTTTCTTTTTTTAAAGCTCTTTCGCCGTCAAATCTCTGTCCGTCACTCTTAGTACAATCATCTGCCTGTCTAAAATAGGGATTCTGCTTTTGTCAATGCTCTCCGAATCATCAATCCAAATCGGCAGATTCAGACCATTCATTTCCTGTAATCCATTCAGTAAATCAACCTCGCAAAGAATTTTGTCGGAATGATTTAATCCGCTATTGTAGTCGATTCCATTACAGATCATCTTGCAAGTTTCCACTGGATTTCCCTCAATCGTGTAATCAAGAAAACTGAACTGGAAATGTTTAAAATGTGGATTGATTTTCTCTGCCAGTGCCTTATTTTTCTGAATTGAGAAGTTAAGAACGGTGTCAATATTCTTTTCAATATCGGCTTGTACCTGTCCAAGGCTTTTCAGTTCCTCATTCAGTTCGGCTACTCGCTTTTCTTTCTCTGTGACTGCTGCCTGTGCAATCTTAATGTCTGCATCCACATTGGAAATCTGTTTCATAACATTGCTGATCTGCATTCTTAATTCCTGTTTCTTTCCAGGAACATCATCAAATGATTTCAGTTTCTCTTCAAGTTCTGCAATTATCGCTGTAACCGCAAGATATTCTTCATCATTTGTCATATCTACAGATTCCGGAAGCTCCGTAAATTTGGACTGTTCTTCCTCAATCTGCCTAGTGAGTTCAGCAACTTCATCCTGTGCCGCACTGATTTCCGACTGTAATTTGTTGATTTCCTCGTTAGTTTTCTTTAATTTTGCAGCGGAAGTATTTCCAAGGTCGCAGACATATTTAAGCTTTTCCTGCTTCTCCGATTCAAAGGATTCTTTTACTTTCAACTGTGCTTCAATTCTGGATTTCTTCTTTTCTTCAAAGGAAGCTCTCAATTCGGAAATCTGTTCTTCTGGCAGTTCCTGTCCACAGGTCGGGCAAATAGTATCAGAATCATTGAATGTTTCAGCTTCAATAGCTTTCAGTCCAGAATCATCCCACTCCATCTCCTTGATTCTCGGATAGTCCTGTCTGGCTCTATCCAAGTCAGCTTTTGCCTGTTGTCCAGCTCTTATGTGGTTGTCTAGTTCCATTCCCAACATTCGAATAGCTGATTCTTTTTCAATTTTCTTTTTCGCAAGGTCATAATACACATTCATAATGGCTGCTTTTTTGTCTTTCAGCTCTTTGTCTGCCTTGCTAACCAGACCATCCCTGGAAGATTTCAAACCACGGATTTCATATGAAAGGCTGTCATAGCCTTTTGCTGAATCTTCAAGAATCCGTTCCTGTTCTTCCAGTTTGGAAAGTTCCTCATTAAGCTCCTGTTTTTTGGATTCAAAGGAAGAATCGTCTTCTGCTTCAACGCTTCGATTGGTTTCATATGCAATCTCCGTGTTTTTGGCATCCACCTTTTTCTTCTGTGCGTTCAGTTCTTTTCGGAGCTTCTTCAATGTATCTTCTACGGAATGCCCTTTTGTGATTTCTTCCACATGAGCGTACTGTGGATTCTCTTCCATAAACTGAGCAATATCGAAACCATACATCTTTTCCAGTACCTTTCTGGATTCTGCTGTTGACTTCTGTAATGTGTCCAGAAATGGTTTTGGATTACTGCACATCAGAAGCGTTGAAGGTTCTGCTATTGACTGGATGAACTCGGTATAATCCTTTGATTTAGCCGGGAATCCGTCAATTTCATAAGAAGTTTCATTTCCATCGAACACCTCTTCTGACTGTCCTCTTGGTTTTCTCCACTTCTGCTTTGTGATTTTGCGGATCACTTTTTCTTTTCCATCAATCGCAAGCGTAAGCTCTCTTATAACATCAACTTTTGGCACTTCCAAGCCATTTTCTTTTCTTCTAATAGAAGTCGGTTCTGTACCATTTGCCATCTTTCCTGTCAGAACGTCCAAATATGCGTCCTGCAATGTGGATTTCCCTTCTCTGTTTCTGCCAGAAATCTCTGTTCTCGGAAACAAATCTACAGACTTACTCGGAAACTTCTTGTAATTCTCCAACGAAATCTTTTTTACTTCCACTTTCATGCTCGATTATCCTCCCTATTGATACCTCATATGCAGTTCTAATCTCTATTTCATCACCAGATAATTTTTTCTGATAAATTCGGCTCTGGATTCTTCCGATTATTTTTACGAAATCTCCAACCTTGAAATCAGCAGCTTCTCTGGCTTCTTTCCACCATGCTATACATGGGATATAATCTGTTCTTCGCAAGTCATATTCATTGCAAGCAATCATCAAATCACAGATTTCTTTTCCTCTTGGTGTTCTGCGGTAAATAGGAGGCTTGCAAAGATAACCTTCCAGAATGATTTTGTTTTCACCTTCTGCACTCCCATCACCATCTCCACACCAGATTGTTTCCGCTTTGATTTTAAGAATCAAATGTGACTTTCCACTTTCATGTTTGTTTGAAGAACTGTATCTTCCTTCAACATAGACGTGTTTTCCAATCTTTAAGCCTTCCGTCTGCTTTTCTTCAACAATTACTGGAAGCAAATCTACGTTCCCACTGGTACGCTTTGCACCAATATAGAATCTTACGAATTTTTCTCCGTCCTTGAAAAACGTTCCTGGCTGAATATCCATTATTACGCCATATATCTGAACTTCATTCTTATTATTCTTCATCCTCCAATTTCTCCATTTCTTTTACGGAAATCTCATATACACTTTCCGTTTCTTCCCCATTAACATAAACATCACGGCTCATTAACCTGCCAGTTACTTTAATGTAATCATTTCTTTTAACCTCTACCGCCAGATCAGCACCTTTTCCCCATAAAGTACAGCGAATAAAATCCGCTCTTTCTGAATACTCTCTTGGAATTGCTACAAAAAGATTTGAAACTTTTCTGTGCGTTACTGATGTAAGTTTTGCATATGGCTCTTTCGTGCAACTTCTGGCAATAAACTCTACTTTGTTTATATCGCCATCTGGAACCTGTTCATCCAGGATTTCTACTTCATCAGCTGCGATATAACTAACATTGTGGTGCTTATTTGGATTTTTAGAAGTGTCCATGCTTCTGATTGCTCCTGTTACCACAACTTCTTTTCCGTTGTAATCATTATCACGCACAACGGAATCTTCTATAACGATTGGAAACATATCTACTGCGCTGCTTCTGCGAATGACTGTCAGCATGAATTTGTAATAGTATCTTCCGTAATGTTCGTGGCTGAATACTATTTCCCCGGCTCTACCAGATAATCTTACTTTATTTAATCTTTGCATTTACTTTTCCTCCATTTCCAATATAATAGGAAGAAACACCATTGAGAATAAGACTGTTGATACGAAGAACACCCCGATAACATCAAATGATGTAAGCATCCATGTGATTGAGAAGATTACTGTAAACATCCCTATCCCTACAAATATTTCTCCTATTGTCTTTACCACCTCTTTCATTTTGCCCTCACTTTCTTCTGGAAGTTACTACAAGCGCAGTTGCCAGAATAGCGATAATTATATTTCTTGCCATCAACTTTTCTTCCAGATCAGCAATGATTTCACTGGAAAGTGGCTGATTTTCGCCATTTTTTTGCATAAAAAGTCCTCCTGTTATATTTTTGTTTGTCAAATACAGGAGGTTGTGTTATAATAATCCTGTATTTAACTAACTCATTCTTAGTTAGATACCGTCCTGGTTGGTGTGACCGCACCTTCCAGGGCAACTTAATCTGCTTCTACAAATTTTCCATCTTTCAGCGTATAGAAAGTATCTTCCTTGATATTTTCCCCATCTACTTTTGCGGACTTAACGTCTACAATATGATATTCATTATCAATTTCTTTCCACTCTGCTAAAACAATAAAACATCCAATTTTTCCTTTAGCTTTTGAATCAATTCCTGTAGCTAATGCAATACTTTCTTTTCCTTCTACAATTGCCGCTGACCGATATCCGGTATTGGTTGCCGCTGACTGATTTCCGGTATTGGTTGCCGCTGACTGATCTCCGGTATTGGTTGCCTTATCGTCTTCCCAATTAACTTGCTCTTTGATGTATTCAACGCCAGCTTTGATAATTCCAGCAATTCCAATTTCTGCTTTCACGGAAATTTTCTTCCCAACTCTCTTGCTATAATCAGATGATTTCTGATTATTCGCTTCAAGCTCCACTTCGCAATATCTGGAATCTGAAGGTGGATAATAATTGAATACATCCATAGGAAATTCGCATGCATGGAATCCATAATTGCAAATGTCTGCTTTTTCTTCCGAATATTCTTTTCCGATTTCATACTGGAAATCTCTGCACTTTAAGTCTTTATCAAAGCCTTTAAAGCATTTCATTCTTTCTTTTCCTCCTTTGATTCCTCTAAACCAAGCCCAAGCATTCTAAATGCCATGTCCTTTGTGAAATCATAATCTTTCACATTATTCGCCCAAGCTTCAAATGCCTTTAATCTTCCAACCAGAAGTGCATATTCCTCATTGGCGTTCTCTGGAATATAATCTGTGCTCTTAGTTTCTCCCATTATTAGTCCTCCTTATCTTTTGCTCCAAATGTTTTAAGCATTTCTTCCAGAAGCGACACAATCGGAATAATTGCATCTACCTGTTTGAACTTTTCCTTGATTTCTTTGTCAAATTCTTCCTCATTCATAAGACCATGCTCGAAAGAATGTCTAAGCTGCTCTTTTATTTCTTTCTCTTCTCCACCATTTTTTACGAACATCTCTTTAATTTCATGGGTGATAACTGCATACTCTGAAAGAATATCAATCCCTTTACCAGAAATATTAACTAAGCCGTTTTCAAATTTAATCATTGTTTTTCCTCCCTATTTTCTTTTATTATCTCCCTCTGAATGGTATAATGTGTTCAGAAAGGAGGTGTGTTAAAATGTTTCTCAAATTAAAAGTTTCCTGTACTTGTCATTGTGATTACTATATAAGTGAAAGAATAAGTACAGACAAGGTTGTGTGCCCGAATTGCGGAAAGGAACATCCTTATTCTCATAAAATAATTTCAATGCTTCATGCCGCAAATGAGATTGATGATGGCAATGTTCCCGGAGCAGAAACAATAAAAACTTCCGTTATTTCTGAATGGGAAGATGTGACTGAGCGTCAATAACAATCTTCATGTACTCTAAAAAGCCTTTCGCTTCAGTGGCGGACAGACCGCATTCGGCAATTTCGTTTTTTACTTTTTCTACAAGGTCGCTTGCCTTCTGTCCGTTTTTGTGGCGATATAACTGATATATTTTGGAATCATAATCGGATAACCTTTCGGCAACGTAATCATCTGCTAACATTCTTTGTTCACCTCCCCTATTCAATAATTGTAAGATCTTCATCCACCGCAAATGGTTCAGTAACAAATATTCCATCTTCTTTAAAGAGAAGATCAATTTCAACATGTTGCTTATTTGCACACTTCACAACAACTACATTCTCATTTTCTTCTTTGGTATGTGTGAACAAAATATCTGCAATTTCAAAACCTACAAGAGAATGAAAAATTTCTGGATTATCTCCATAAAATTCGTAGCTTTTAATATCTTTCACTGTTTTACCCTCATTTTCTTTCTGAATTAATATCATAATTGCAATCGCGAATCTGCATTTTTGTATTTGTACACGGTTGCCATCCCTTGATGTACTTCACAGCTTCCTCATATCTTAATTTTGGAATGTTGTTTCTTGCGTTTACACCGAAATAAGATTTCACATCTCGATTACATTCTGCGAATACTTTCTTTCCGATTTCTGAATAGGCATTAGATTTCTTTCCGCCCAACGCTTCAATAACCACTAGCGAAACCAGATCCCCAAGATATTTTTGCTGACCGTAGTCAATTGTCATTGTATTTTCAAGTTTTTCGATTCTTTCCTCATGATCTGCTGTGCCCTGGGCAAGAATCTGAATTTGTTCGGCAACCGTCAATGGTTTTCTGTAGGAACCTGTCTTTCGAATTTCTGGGAGAACTTTACTTGTCACCCAGTCTGTAAACCTTTCGGCAGATTCTTTTCTGCTCTGGAAAATCAATTTATACATATTGGGTTCATTTACAAAGTTAGCATTCTGCTTTCTCCCGATACCATCAATGACCTCATTTGTAATGACCCCATCTGCATTTAACCTTGTCTTTGCCTGGCTCGGATTTGAAATTTCTAATGCTTTGCATATATCAATCATGCAAAACCAAGGTTCATTATCAATAGTTATTGTCCGAATATCTCCGAACTCTGGCGAATTAAAAATCTGTAATTCGTTCATTAGTCTCCTTTCTGTGATATAATCTCCTTTAGGAAGGTGTAATCTCTTTTACATAGAGCACATCTACTGGGTTAAATTTCAAACAATATTGCTTTCCAGCGTCATCCCATTCCAAACGTATCAGTTTATCTCTAATGTCTGGTTTCACAATATCATCCGGGAACACACACGGAATTTCGATTGTTTCCCCATTTTTAAATTTGATAATTGTCATCTTCTCCTTATAATCTCTCCTTTCTTGTGTTATACTCACTATAAGAGTGGAGGTGATGATTATTGGTATTTAATGGTTTCTGCGATAAGCAGAACAAAAATTATTCCATTGAAGCTTCTCTCATTAATACTGGATCATTGGATGATTTGACGCCTAATTACACAATAGGTCGAATTAAGTGTAATTATGCAAGCAAAACTGGATGTTGTTCAAATCCGAAACAATGTTCCATTTTAAAAGCTTCAAAATAATTCTGTTTGGCTCTCTGAGATATGGGAGCCTATTCTGTTTGAAATTTCAGCATCCTTGGTGAATCTTTAAACTTGATTCCCTCAATTTCCCCGATACCTTTCTGGTTCACCTGCAACATCTGCAAGTCCGTGGATAAATTTAAAGCATTCAGATCAATGGAAAGAATAGGTTCTGAATCTCCAACTCCCTGTTTCAGCTCAAAGCTTCTTACCCCTTCGAGTTTGTGACCGTCCACAAGGATTTCTGTAAATATTCCACATTCGCCATCTACTTGACGAATTTCAATTTTTGATTTTTTCATGCAATTCCTTTCTTAATAAATTTTCAATTCAATTTAATTGAATCTATTGGGCACAAAAATAAAGTCCATAGGAATACCAGAAAGTTCACTCATTTTTCTAAGTTGTGATAATGTTGGTTCTGTCTTTCCTTTTTCCCAGTTAACAACTGTACTATTGGAAATACCGAACATTTCAGCCCATTCTTTCTGGTTATATCCAGCGTTCACACGAACTGCTTCTAATGAAATCTTTGGCATTTGCTCATCTCCTTTCTTAACTGATGGTCTTATTGTAATTCATTTTAATTGAATTGTCAACACTAAAATTCAATTATTTTGAATTTATGCTTGAATTTTTTATTAGTATGATGTACAATACAATATGTAAGGAGGAGGAACACCATGATGACAGATGAAGAACAGAAAAAAATCTTTTCAAACAATCTCAACAAGTATATTTCATTAAGTGGCAAACAGCAAAAAGAAGTTGCCGAAGCAGTAGGAACTAACCCTTCCACATTTAATATGTGGTGCAAAGGCAATTCAATGCCTGGAACTGGAAAAATCAGAGCGTTAGCAGATTATTTCCGAATTGGAATGTCTGACTTAACGGATTTGAAAGAGGAAAAGGAAATTGATGCAGAATATTCAGATGTATCAATGAAAATCGGGCTAACAGATCCACGATTCATGAAAATTATTCTTGAATACGATAAACTGTCGCCCGATAAAAAAGATTTGTTGTGTGATTTCTTTGAAAAGTTTATTTTCTAGGTTCTGAGGGTGGGAATTATCTTCCCGCCCTTTCTTCTTTGTATCCTCTTTTAACAAACCAATAGATAAGATTTAATATCTTTTCACTATGTATCTCTTGTATCATCTCAATAATTTCTTTCTTGTAATCCACGTAAATCCCTCCCAATATTCCAAACTTCTGTTCTTATTTACTAAATTATATCATGTTTTCATAACCATATAATGGGACGGAATCATCTCCACTCAAGTCCTTTCTGGCAAGTTGCTTTTCCTCGATATTATTGCAAATTATGTTTTTTTCAGTATAGATATTGTGATTTTGGTACTTTTCATTCGTTATATATGTAGATAGAAATAAAGGGGCTGGATTCTTGTCAGTGAGGGATTTATAGCGCTCATGGACAACCTGTTTTACCTCTGTTTTTGCAATTGCGATAGTTTTACCCCTCCCAAAGATAATACTACGCTCCGGGCAGAAGTAAACATATTGAGTCAAGAGCACATGCACGAATATCAGTATAAACACAATTATGATTTTTTTATGTTTCTCCATGAATCCATCCCCTTTACACTATCATCTTAATGTATTACAATAACATTGTATCAAAAAATATACAATTACACAGGAAATGGCGAAATTAGCACCTCTGGTGGCGAATTTTACATGAAAAGGGATGATTTGAATGCGAATTGCAATATGTGATGATAACGAAATCCAGATTGGTATATTTATGCATCGGATTAATAATTTTCTCAAACGAAATGGTGATATAAAAGCATTGATTACTCCGTATGATAAAGGACAGCCACTTATTGATGATGTGGCAGATGGCGAATGGTATGATATTGTAGTTTTGGATATCGTTTTGAGAGAAGAAAATGGAATTGAAGTTGCAAAGGAATTGAGATTAAATGGCTATGATGGAAATATTATTTTCTGGACAGCCCACAAAGAGTATGTTTTTGAAGCTCTTGATTTACTCCCAATTCACTATATTATAAAAGGATCTGAAAACGGCAGAATGTATACTGCTTTCAATCATGCTCTGGAACATATCAGCAAAAGCACTCTTATGATAAAAGGAAAAGACTTTATTCATCGGGTGGAATTTCAAAATATCGAATATATTGAGAGTCGAAACAAATACATCATTATCCACTGCACTTGCGGTATTGTTTATACGGAACGATGTAAACTGTCTGATATTGAAGAATTACTGGATTCCAGATTTTTAAGATGCCACCAGAGCTACATAATAAACATGGATGAGGTAAAAGAAATAAATACTTCGTTCCTTATGTTTTCTGGGAATACTGTGCCGATCAGAAGAAAAGACTTTGCGAAAATAAGAAACGAATTTGAAGAATATACAACATTTAAGTAGCTCCCGGGAAAGCCCCGGGAGTGTTATTATTTCAGTAATTCATTGACTTTTTTCTGCACTTCTGTGTAATTGTAGCCGGCAGCTTCCAGGCGGTCTCGTCTATCTTGTCCATTTCCCCATTCGCCGTTGATTACCTCTTTTGCAACATTGTCTACACTTTTCTTTGCTGTTACAGAATACACTGCTTTTCCATTCCAGTCAAAAACAGAGTAACCGGCTTTGCAAGCCTTCTTCGCATTTTTCAGTGACTTGTACGCCCCGATCTGGCTCTTAGAATCCTTCCAGGTCTTACGAATGCGGTAATACTTATCAACCTTTACAGTCGGCTTTGTGGTTGGCGCTGTCACGTTTTCGCCAGAAATAAGCTTCTTGAATCTATCCCAGTCACCCTTTCTACGGATAACGGATGGACAATTCTTAGCGCACACATCGTAGTGCTGCACTACTCGGCTTGCCGGGATATTGTACTTTTTCATCAGTTGCTTGCATACATCAACGGTATTCTGGAATGCTTTTTCGTAGTTATATCCAGCATTCATGCACATTTCAATTCCAATAGAGTTGTGATTGTTTACAGTTCCAAAAAGCTTACCGCCGTAATTTACTCCAACGTGCCAAGCTCCACGATTATACGGCAAGGCTTGGTATGCTGACTTATCGTCAACGAATACGTGGGCTGAATAGCCATGAAAATTGCCATTATGCTGTGCGGTGGCGTGTGCCTTAGCGTCTGCTGTCTTGGCTGTATTATCCGTATTATGAATGACAATATACAGAGGTGTTTGTCCTGCGTAGCTGTTGTTGTTGCTAATTAATGAGGTATTGATATTCATGTATGGTCTCCTTTCATGTTTGGGTTAAAAAGTGCATAATAAAAAGCACCCCAAATGGGATGCTCTTTAGCATAAACTCTTTATACAATATATCTCTTATGATTAAATTTCACAGAATCGTGGCTGATTTTAGCATAAATCATTGTGGTATCAAGCTTTTCATGCCCTAATATTTCTTTTACTTCCGCAACGTTCATTCCTCTATTTAAGGCATCTGTCGCCATTGTGTGCCTAAGTAAGTGCGGAAACAAGCTTCTTTCGATTCCAGAACGCTTTTGAATAGCCTTTACTCTCGCATATATTGCTCCTTTGTGCATTCCATTATAAGGCTTTCGAAATATCACAAATACAGAATCCGATATTGATTCTTTTGAGCGTTCCAATTCAAAGTATTTTTTACACATATATTCCGCTTTTGCGTTCAGATAAGATGTTCGGTGCTTACTTCCTTTTCCGAACAAATGAACCTCTTTGGAAGTGAAATCAATATCACTAATTTTTAAATTTACCATTTCGGATAAGCGGCATCCTGTACTGTAGAAAAGCTCAATCATCGCTTTATCTCTGTAATTTTCGCAAGCATCACGCACTATTTCAAGCTCCATGTTGCTAAGTGGCTCTCTTGGCTTTTCCTCAAATTTAATGGGTTTAATGCTTGCACATGGATTGTTTGGAATATATCCTTCTTTCCAACACCAATCCATAAATGTGTTTATAACAAGCCGTTTTCCATCCAGTGTTCGATTGCTGATCCCTGTTCGTTTCTGAGTTTCGTACAGATAAATCCGTATATCATTTGTTGTAACCTGTTCGAATGGTCGGTTAATGTGTTCAAAAAAATCAGTGAGATAAAAATTGTAGGTTTTCATGGATTCTGGAGACATGCCCTCAATCTTTTTTGCCACCATGTAAACCCTGTAGCAATCTGGGATATTGCTTTGATATGGAACCACATGCGTTTCTCTCTGATTGATATCGTAGTTAGATGCAAACACTTGCAATTCCTGTAATACTGTCCTAAGTGCTTCGTCTGAAATCTTCCCATCCAGCTTACTTACAAATTCATTTGCAAAGTTTTCCATAAAAAATACCCTCCTTTTGGGTTCACAAAGGGAGAGTACTGTGCTATAATAATACTGTACCCTTTGTGGTGCTTGGAGCTGAGTTTTTTGATTGGTAGTCGGGAACTCAGCTCCCTTTTTGTTGTTCCGATTTTGATATGCTGATTATAGCATATTCATTTTATGTTTGGTAGTGTTTTGTTATTTTTTTCTTGTTTCTCCAATAAACTCTATAGTGATCTCACAGCGAAAGTTTATGCATATACTCCATCGTTTAGTTGGTCAAAAGGAACTGTGAATCCTACTGTTGAAAATATAACTGCTTATTTTTCACAATACGGAAAAGTATGTTTTGCCTACGTTAGATATAATATTACTGATTTAGGAATTTTTAATAAAGAATCATTTCTTGAAATAACTTTACCAAGTGATATAACTTCTCTGGTAACCAGTGTAAGCTTGGTAAGTCCTTATCAGATTGTTGGAAGTAATACTACTCTTGGAACTAGAATTTCAAGCAATAAAGTTATTATTGTTGATGGGGTAGGCGGCAATTATTCAGCAGAATATATTCGAAAAGGTTATCAAGGATTTTCTGTTTTCTTCATTACTAAATAATTCACTATTTGTAGATGTTTACGGAAATGTAATTCTTCAAAGATTTTATACTGCAGATGGAAAACTTCGTTTAAGGTATAAATGGACAACGGGGGAGTGGAAAAACTGGTCTTGATCGTACAATATAAAATTGTCATAAAATGATCATTTTATCCGATTCTTTTACAAGAGACCCAAACACCACTTGATTTATATGCTATGGTAATCTGTGTAGAATTGGCACAAAGTAAACAGGCGTCAGAACCTCCGCTGCTTGGTAAAAATATTCCAAAAGACCATGATGGAATTTTTTCACCTGTACTACCCACATCAATACCAGTGCTACCTATTGATATTAATTTAGCTTTATTTCCATCCGGTAATTGTGTAATGTTTTCTGTCTTTCGTGATAATGAGTCACTATTTAGTGCATTTATCGCCCCGATGATTGTCTTATTATTTGTCTCCAATTTCGAGATAACAGCCGTTGCCATTTTATCAACGACATAATCCCAAAACTTGCTCATCAGTCCGCGCTTGTTCGCTCTCGCAGTTGCGTCATACAGCATTACTTCGTCATTATCCGCTAACGTATCTTTTGATGTGTATTCAGTCCATTTTGGCATGTGGTTGCCCTCCTTTAATTCAGTTGATTTTTATTGATATAGTCTTCAATCGCCTTAATGTTTGCCGAAAGCCCATCGTCAAAAATGAGAAAATTTCCTTTCTCATTCTGACTTAAAACCTTTCCACTTTCGGTATCAATTGTTGAGTAGGTAAAGGCGATTCTATCGCCCTCTCCTGTTGACAGTTTCATAAATGATGTAAGCTTTTTAATCACGCTCATAATAATTCTCCTTCCATTTCTTGTATAATTTTTTCACGTTCTTCGAACATTACATTTTCAAGGTTGACTGTCTCAAAATTCACTTCTCGGTCTTCTTTTCCGGCATTGAAACGGATATACTCTTTGTTCTTCTGTTTAGCTTTCAGCTCCCATGCAAACCGCAATCCTGGGGTTCCCTTGACAACAAAATAGGTATCTGACTTTTCAGATACCCAAGACTGCCCCTCTCCTTCATTTTGAAGGAATACATAGTATTCAATTGCTGTTTCTGTAGATTCCTGGAATATATCATCAATTGAGATGATTGCCATTCCGTCTTTCCCAATTACTCCACCGCCAAAATCTCCAAGAGTTGGGGTTGGGGTTTCATAACAATAGAATAGTTGGTTGCCGTAGTTTTCGGTTTTGGCTATAACGGATTTAGTTCCTGTGACGGAGAAGTTTCCAACTATCTTCACATCTGCATTAAACTGTGTTCTTCCTAACTGATGAACATTTTCACTAAAAAATCCCTGTTCATCAAAGCTTGCCGCATCTCCAGGTATAAGCATCAAAGATTTTGGATACCTCGAAATCACTCCTTTAGAAGAATATTTTACATAATCTCCATTCAAATTTTGTGCCAATAAGCATGGATTGTTGGCTGCATTTCCTACGTTTAACTCTAATATTCCGTTTACGGAGCTATTTATCGAATAACTTGTGATTTTAAATCCACCAATAGTAGCTCCTAAAGATTGTAGATCGCTCACAGATATCTTAGTAGCTGTCACTGCGTTTGCTGCTATCTTATCTGCTGTCACTGCATCTGCTGCTAATTTTGAGGTTGTAATTGCGCTTGCTTCTATCGCATTGGCTGCTATACTCAAAGCTTTAATATACTGTCCATTCACATAAAGTTGGTTGTTGTACATGTATATTCCTTGCTTTGCCCCATTATCTGTGAGCAAGTTCAATACATGTTCACTACTTACTGCCACAGTTACTTCTGGGCGATAAACTCCCAAAGTACCGCTTGTAAAACTGTTGAATCCACCGATTGTAAATAATTGATAATTTGAACTTATCGTTGTAACGTTTTGCAAAAATTCATATTTTTTCCACTCTGTAGTGACGCTTACATCTTGTGCTGCTCTATTTAGCGACACTTTTATTTTCATGTTTTGAGTTGCTTTTAGCCAGACTGACACTTGATATGTTCCAGGCAATCGTACAACCTGGTTATTACTTCTCTTTGCGCTCAAATAGCAATCAGAGCCATTCGCTGTAATAGCAACTGCACCATCACGACTTTTATTAGGATTTATCACATCATAATTAATACTTCCACTATAATCCCAATATGTTTCTACATCTGATTTTGTAAGAAGATACCCATTTAAAAGATTGTCCGTATCTTTTGGCAATGCATCAATCTTCTTTTGTGCTTCCTCACTTGCAATACTGGAAATACTCTTATCCCCAAGAGCAAAACTGGAAGCTGAAATTGTTACTGCACCAGTGGTTTTGTCAATGGCAAAAGTGGTTTTTCCATTTCCATCAACAACCCTAATTCCTTTGGCTTGCACGTATTCACCATTTACATAGACATTTCCATTTTCATCCAAGTAAATCCCCTGTGCCTTGCCGCCATTGGTAAGTTTGTTGAAAATATCGGCTTGTGTCTGTCCAGAAACTGCGGTACTGGCAGAAGAATCTGCAATTTCCTTTACTGTTTTCCCTTGTAAAGAAAAAGTTTTTGGAGCTAAGATGACGTTTCCTTTGCTGTCGATTTCTAAGGTTACGTTCTTGTTATCATCAATGACTTTTAGCCCTCTACCGTTAATTCTCTCACCGGCAAGTAATCCAGCTAAAATGTATTTTGCATTAATGTATACTTTTCCATCTTCGATATAGATTCCCTGTTCCGTTCCGCCTTTTGTAAGCTTGTTGAATACTTCATCCTGTCCAAGACTGGTATCGTAATTGTCAATTGCATTTTTGATATCATCTTTGTCTGCATACTTGAAATCAATCCAATCTTTATCGTTAAATGCACCATCAAGGCGGTTTACTTGTGTGACTTTGAGTGAAGCTTTTCCATCACTATCCGTAGTCATCCATAAATCTCCGGAATAATACGGCGGCGTTGGCTGAACCGTGTAAACAGAAGATTTTCCATCCACTTTATCTAAAAGTGCATCTGGAATTGATTGTGGCTTCCATTCACCAGATTTGTATATCCATTGCGTGTTATCAGAAGTATTGTGCCAAAGGTCGCCCTCGTGCTCTACTTTCTCGGTCTCCCACACTAGAACAATTTCATTTCCGCTGGTGTCCAAAATCTTGTTTCCGCTTGCATCAAGCCAAGGCTGTTCCTCTGTTTTTGTCCACTTCAAAGACGGGTCGCTTGATTGGTACCAAGTTTCAATCTTGCCATCAATCTGTGTTTTGAGATTGCTTATTGTATCTTTGAAAACTCCATCCAAGAAAGTATTGAAAGTAGAATCATCCGTATACTTTGAAGCCTTTTCCCAATCATCCACTGAGTAAGAACCGCTTGCTCTGGCAACTTTACATCTCATCAAATCACCATTAGAGCCTTGTGTCCATAAGTCCCCAATATCGTAAGGCGGCTCTGGCTGAACTACGAATACACGCCGCTTATGATCTGCCGTATCTTGCGCTTTTTCTGCGGCGGCAAGTGCTAACGTGATATCAGTATCTTGTACCAGTTGCCACTTCCATGTTGCCCCATCTTGCATAAAACGGTACGCATATCCCTTAGATTTCCAGTAAAATAAGTCACCCTCATGTTTCTTTCGTTCTTCGTTGGTAGTCCATCCAGAAGCCGGGATATTCTGCAAGGTCGGTTCATAGTCATAAAAAAAAGTCTCAATCTGTCCGTCGATTTGAGACTGTAAATTATTGATATCAGTTGTGTATGTATTGCTTATAAAATTATTTACTTCTGTTTCTGCTTTTTCCTTTGCAATTGCATTGACATCTTTTCCTTTGATTTGTACAGAATCTGCATTGATAATAACCCTTCCTGTTGTTACATCAACCAGGAAATTTGTATTTCCATCTTTGTCAATTGCTTTAATAGTTCCTGTATTGATCCAGTCAGCATTAACGCCTGTGGCAGTAAGGATTCTGGCAATTACATCACCATCAACCGTCATACCGCCATTCCAATGTTGTCCGCCATCTGTAGAAACAGCCCACGCTTCCGCAGTCATTTTCCATACAATATCAGAATCGGATAACTGTGGCTTGTTGTGAAGATAATAAATATTGCTTCCGTCCGGCTGTTGCTCTACGGTAGTATATACGCCAGAGGATTCCGCTAAACGATTAGACAACTCCTCTATAGCTTTTTCTCTGGCGGTACGTTCATCTCTTAAATTCTTTTTGTTTTCTGCCTGTACTTGTTGATTAAGGCTGTATTGTTTCTGCTTATTCCTAGATACACTCTTAGCACTGCATTCAAGTTGCTCAAATGTGCCTGGATTCAAAGCAACAGAAGTTAGGAAGCTCTTGTACTGTTTCCCATTTCTGTCGGAAATCTCAATGGTGTCACCAGCTTCCCATGCAATATTGGTCAATGCGCCTGTGGTAAACGGTCTGAATTTCAGCCCCACGCACCTGTCTGCGATAATTTGACAGATTTTCTCGCCAGAGCCTTCTTGAATTAGCTTATTATCACTAATTTCGATAACATAGCCAGATTCCCCCGACTGATATGTTTTCGCTTCATTTTGAGAAGAATTTTCAACGTATTCTGTAACTTTTACACCTGTTATTTCGACATCGTACAGCCATGGTGTGAATCCATTTGTATCTATGGCTGTAATACCCTTTTGCATAACAGTTATAATCTGTGCGCCAGTTGTATCTAAGATATCTTTCCCTTCAATATCTTTCCATGGAACTTCTTCCTTATTATAAAAATCGTCTGGCACTTCATTTTTATACCAGCCAAGGCATAATCTGCCGTATGCATCTGTTTTCGCCCACTGACAGCCCATCTGTGCTATCCATGCAATTACCTGTCGGAAAGTAATACTGCTATCATCTGGTCGATTCTGTATTATCAAATCATCATTATCAAACCTTGTAGATTGAAGTGTTACTCCGCACACCTCACAAGCGTCCTGGATGATTTGCAATCTGGTTGCCGGATAAGACAACTTACTCTCTGAATAATCACGATCAAATAATCGCATGGAATCTTCACAAGTTAGGCTAATAATAGCTGTGTTCTGATATGGTGCATCTGTTACTGTCATGGTACATATACGGATTTTTTCAATACCAGTAGATAATTCAAGCCCAATATGGCAAACAACTCTCGCTCCGTCCCAGATGTAATCTGTGTACTTTCCAGAAAAGTTGTTGATCTGCAATGTCAGCTTATTTACGATAGCTGCGCCGATATCAAAAGAACCGCTTTGCGATACTGCATCCTCAAATTTGAAGCCATTAGACCACAAGTCCTCATCGGTAATGGATAATGTGCTTCCATCCGTAAAGGTAAAATCTGCATATTTCAGATAGTTGCGGTTCCCACTATTCTGTTGTTCTTTAAATTCCGTTGATAAATTTCGCATGTCTTACCTCTCGATAAAATCAAATTTAAGTCCTTCCATGCGCTCATTGCCTATCCACCAACACTTAAAAGGGGATTCCCTGTCACCGACATAAAATGTTCTGGTTTCGTGCTTATTTGCAGACAGCAAGTCTGGATATGTGACCTGTATGTACTCTGGATTTACTGCCTGTATAATTTTGCACGCAGTGTCCCAATCTGGGCCATTCCAACCTACAGACAGCTTTCGCTTCTGTCCAACTCTGTTTTTGTGCATGGTCGTATCATCTGTTCTGCCGGATTCTGATGCCGATATATCCTGTAATCCCCATGTAAAAGAAGAAGGACAGGGCAATGCTACCCCATCCACTTTAAGAAATACTTCTGCCATATATTCACCTACTTTAGCACTCTGATTTCAAATTAGAGTGCTCTCAAGCAATCATTTTAGTTGCTTCACTTTGAACAAATTCTTTAATTTGCTGATATCCCCATCCGCAATTAATAAGGCTGCTTACAAGCATTTCCATATTTTGTACTTTTGCTAAGTCATCACCTGTGAAGAAATCTCTAAGATTTTCTTTTGCTTTTACCCCATAATCACTTTCAAGCTCTTTGGCTGTTTTTCCGAATAAATTACGATAAATTAAATTTGTGTAATTTGGATAAGCAAATCTTTTATTTTGGCTTTCCGTTATTTTCATCTTAATTGTATCTGTTAGGATATGTCGAATAACAACACCCTTGTCACGCTCGATTTGCCATTGCTGACGTTCTGTATGAATTCTTTTTAATTCAGATTCCATTTTATTAAAAGCGTCAATGTATTTAAGTTTCCACTGTAATGCTTTTTCACCATTAAATCCCATGGCTAACAAGGAAAATCCATCTCTTGTTATAAGGTATTCGGTATACTCACGATTGTTTTCTCCGATATAAGAAGTTTTTATAAAATAATCAGAAAGGGGGATATCTCCCCTTTGAGAAATCTGTGTTACAAGACCTAAATGTTTGGTTTTACCCTCTGCGTCAACTTGTCCTTCAATTGCCCTTATTACTTCCTTGTGCTCTTTTTCGAAAGATTCTGCGATTTTTCTTGACGTAGTAAGTAACTTTTCTTCGTATCTTTTTCCAACGATTTCTACCAGCATAAATTCATATCTCCTTTATGATTTATTTTTTGGCAACAAAAAAGCGCCTACCCCGAAAGGTAAACGCTTTAAAAATTGCTTATTATGATTTTATAGTATAACATACGGTGAAAGTATCATTCAGTATACTTTGGTATCATTTCACTGTTTTTAAAACTTCCTCTAAGTACAGATATTCGAGCAACTTATATGTTCTTTTGAGATCATAATAATCATCTACTTTTTCCAAAAGTTTCTTGATTTCTTCTTTATAGTCAATCATTCTACAATTCCTCCCAACACTCTAATCAACTTCTGTTTGCGGTTATACTTCAAAATCTCGGAAATCTGCCCCATCATATCATCCATTGTCATGTTGCTCTTCATGCTATTGCAACGCTTACAAGCCAGTTGCAGATTCTTAATATCATTGGTGCCGCCCCGGGACAACGGCGTAATGTGGTCGATTGTCATTTTCTTGAATTTGACAGGCTTACCGCATATCGCACATTTTCCGTTGCACTTGGCGTACACGCTCTTTTTCTGAAAGTCATTGAACTGGATTCTATTTGCCATAATATCACGCTTCCCCGATTAACTGTTTGGTAAAGAGATACATTCCCTTTAATTTTGACAGGTCTTTCAAATTGATAAGATTTTCAATGATTCTCTGTCTGTACATATACTCATCCAGAAGCACTAAGCACTCGTTGTTATCTGCGTTCAGTTCGTCAATTGTTTTCTGTAATTCAGCCTTTGTCATTTTATTTTCCTCCTGTGTATCCCTGTAAAAATCTAATTATGCGATTTCTACTCTGTATGCAATCATCATTTCTTTAATCACACTAACGTAAATCTCTTTCAGCCGCTTATTCTGCATAATCACGGACAGTTTATTAATCTGGTTAGTCTGTGCCTTGGTGCATCCTCTTTCCTCGGCTCTGGAAATCGCATTTCTAAGTTGCTGATCTAATCGGCAACCAGCCCTGTCCGATAATCTGCGGTAGCTTTCGTTTCTGGCGGCGGCATATTTATTCCCGAATGAGTAAGAGAAATCATCGCTCTCGGCAATCTTTGAAATACATCTGTTTACCCACTTCTCTGTGCCAACATCGGAATCCGTTCCTTTAAAGGTATCAATGATGGTTTTCATGTTCTTCTCTTGTTGGTCGGCACGCTCCGCAAGTTTCTTCTTTTCCAGTTCAGTTTTGGCTACCTGTTGAAAAATCTGATTAAACATTTGCAGTTCGGGGGACAGTTGATTAATGTTGATTGCTGTTTGCTTGTATTTCTCTTCCACTTGGATGAAATACTTGCGAACCTGTTTCCCTTTGTCGTTGCGTTCAAGCATTGCCATTTCTTTGGCAGTGTCAAGTTTGATTATATGGTCTTTTTTAGTCTGTCCAGAAGGTGTAGAAATTTCTACGGCTTCAAAATCCTCGTTTTCTAAAGCGTCACAATCTTTTAATCTTCTTTGCGACCATTCTCTGTATGGACTCTTTACAAGTAATGCTCCATGAAGCTCCGAACCATACACCACTTTTTCGCCTGTACTTGTTTCATACACAGGAACTAATTCATTTTCGATAACTTTTAAATCTGCCATAAAATCTCCTTTCAGATATTGAATTACCGCAAAGGAAATGGTATGATAGATTTATCAAATCCTTTGCGGTTTGGGTGTTTAGTAGTTGCAAACTTTGGTCGGGGCGCAACTACTATTTTTTTGTCAACTTATCGTGTAAATCATTAACCATTTCTTCAAGCAAATCTGTTTGCGTTTTCTTTGTAATTTCAGAACACTCTTGAAATTTTTTAACGGTAGTTTCCGTTGCTCTCAAAGCAATTCGCTTATTTCTCGGTTCGTTTCCAACGATAGGTCTTCCAGTTCTCGGCGACATGTTCATCACTTCCCTTCCGCCTAAACATAGTATATATTATGGCTAGCCATAAGTCAACCATTATTTTAAATTTTTTCAAATTTCCTATTCCACTATCCGTTTTGGAGTGGTAAAATACAGATATCATACTGATTTAGGGAGGAAAACGCATATGAAAAAATCCAAAAAGTTACTGGCAATTTTTACCATTATGTTACTGATTGTCTGTATGGCAGTTCCAGTATCGGCGGCTGGTAAAATCAACAAGAAAAAAGCCACTTTGAAAGTCGGTCAAACATTACAATTAAAAGTAACTGGAACAAAAGGAAAAGTAAAATGGACAAGTAGCAAAAAATCTGTTGCTACGGTATCTTCTAAAGGACGTGTAAAAGCGAAAAAGAAAGGTTCCGCTACAATTACCGCAAAGATTGGTAAAAAGAAATATACCTGTAAAGTTACTGTGAAAAAGGCTTCTAATGGCAATGGCGGTTTTGGTGGAAATCCAAATGCTAACAGCAGTGGTAAAAAGAATGTTGTTAGTTATCATGCAGAATCTACGCCGTATGGAGCTGTGGCAATTCTGGAAAACCATTATGACCATGCAGTTGATCTGACCGTTGAATTTATCTATTATCTGAATGGAACAATGGTCGGAGTTGATAAGGATTATAATTTTGCGTTTGCAGCACATTCAAAATGTGCACTTCAAGGCTGGAATTCTGATAAAACGTGGGATTCTTTTAAAATCAATTTGAATATTAAGAAAGCATCTTCAAGTGTTATAACAAATAACTCGGGAATTCATTATTCAGCCAATTTTGGAAATAGAAATGTAGTGGTAAAAGTAGATAACAATGGACGGAAAAATGCGTTTACCACTATTGCAATTGTATTTTATAAAAATGGTAGGATAGTGGGGTATGATGATCGTAATGCTGATGTAAAAAATCCAGGATCGACAGCTTATCTCGAATTTGATTTTCCATTTGATAGGAATTTCGAGGATATCATACCAGATAAATTTGAAGTATATGTAAATGATTCGTATACATATAGCTGGATGAATTAAGATAAAAGGCTAGGGAGGAATCCCTAGCCTAATCTCTTTTAATACCCTGCTTGCGTAACTCCATATTCTGCTTGTTCAGTAGTAAACTTGTCAAACGTTTCTAGTTGTTGAATTAACCCATCTTTTGAAAAGCTCATTAAATCCAAATAATTTTTCGCAGATTTTTCAGCTTGCCTGTTCCAACTTGCTCCGCAAAAGTCTGCTGCATATTCGGCTTCTTCTTGATTGTATTTATCAAATGTTATTAATTGTCCAACTAATCCATCATAAGAAAATGGCATTAACTCCAAATAATTCCTTGCCGCCTTCAACGCATTTTTCTTTCCAAGCGGGACTTGCGGTATATCTTCGCATTTTGAGATAGAACAGTCATATATATAGTCTTGTGCGGAAATTGCGTCTGGTTTTAAAAATATTCCCTCAACAGTAACATAATCTCCAGCCTGTAGGCTCATTACGCTTGCATTGTTGCTTCTTACCATCATTGCAAACTCATCATATCCAGTATATGTTATTCCGTCATCCATTGCAATTTGCACTCTGTATGCCCCAGATTTATTAATACTATTTATTTGCCACTCTTGGTCTGTTGGAATTTGTATTGTCTGCATTACATATCCATTTACAGCCACTTCATCGCCCATTGAAAAGTCTGGATAATCGTTGATTTTTTTCGAATAAATTTCTTTAACTACGTCTTCGTAATAGTTCTCCGTGTCCTCTGAAGCATCAGAATCTCCAAATCTTTCAGAATGGCTCATTTTATAAGTTTTTAGCTGCAAATCTTCCCATAAATCCTTGCATACAGAAAAAACCGCTTCTGTTTCTTCTTCTGTAGCTGGTTCTATTTGTGCTGTTTCTGTAATTTCTTCCTTCTGTCCGATTTCCCACTTAAACGCCATGACAGGTGTCGCAGTCACCAAACTTGCCATCACGGTTGCCGCAACAATAACTCTTTTCACTTTCTTCATACATACGTACCTCCCAATATTTGATACCCATATTTTACCACCTTGGGACGTATTCTGGAAGTCCTATTTCGCTTTTCTATCAATTTCCGCAGTTACGGCAAACAAAAGAGCTTCGGCAAATTTCGCACCGAAAGAATCAGCGTATTTATCGTGAATCTGCTTTGCTTCCATGGTGAGATTTTCCCACTGCGGAATATCGTCCTTTGATATAAAGGCATACTTCTTGTGGAGGTTCCATATATCTTGCCAGATAGAAAAGTATGTCTGTTTAAAGTCCATCAGCGTAAAGAACCCCATGATATTTCTCGAACCTATACTCTTGCTTTATTTCTGGGTATTTTTTCCAATCTACCTTACTATAAAACATCTTTGTTGGCCTGGCAAATAGTTCCTTACCGCCATACAAAGCTCTGTATACTACCAAGTCTTCCCCTGTTTCTGTATGTCTGGCATATCCGATAAACTTATACAAATACTCGTTGTTGCGTGGCTCCTTGATGGTTTCTCTCTTAAAGTGCTGTACAATGTCTCCTGGCTCAAATAATGGTCTGTTCATTATGTTTTCATATCTCCTTTTCGTTAATACCACTTCTCTTTCAGCTGATTAATCGGTGTTCCGGCAACTCCGGCACTTTCTCCGCTGTCTGTTGTCTTGAAGTATGCACCCGGAATTTGAGGATACATAAACTCAAACATCAAATAATTAGCTGCATCGCAAAGATATTCTGTGTTTCCTGTCTCACGATACTTTTTGATGCACATATCATGAGATTCCAGGGCGTTTACCAACTTCTCCCCGAAATTATCCTTTGCCGTGCCATATTTGTAAAAGCTTACCTCAGCCCTATTCTGTCGTAATTTATCGAAACGATCTGAATATTCTGTTGGAAGTTCTGTTCCTATTTGGCTCATATGTTTTAATTCTCCACAATTAATTAATTTCTTGGCTCAAAATTCAATTTTCTTGGCTTTTGCCCCTATTTTTTTTGGGGGGGGGGTTTTTTATGGGGTTTTTAG